TTACAAACAACATGGGTGAAATAGTTGGTGCTACAGGTCAAACTCCTATGTTTGGCATACCTTTTTTACCAAATGTAACTACCTATACAGGAAGAAATGAGTTTAATCCATTTGGTGATCCAACAATAGGTAGCGATGAAAACAATGAACCAGAGATAATAAGACGAAGAATGAGTGCTGAAACAGTACCCATAGAAGAAGAAACAACACCTATATCTGATGATCTAGCCGTTAATTACTTACAAAGTCCTAATTATTTATATTCTGGTATGGGTAATCTTTATCAGCCCTATGGATATGCACAAAACACATTAGTTGATCTTTTAAGAACAAGAAATCTTACACAACCACAACAACAAGCAGCTAATTTAGGTCTGTTTGCTAATCCAGGAGATTTTGTCTAATGGAAGTTAATATGGAACAGGCAACACAAGCCTATGCACAATTATCAGAACAAGAAAAAGAAATAGTAAGGGAAGCTGTAGACAGCCCTCTTATGGGAATACTTGCGAAAGTGTTTGGTCAGGAATTTATCCAGGCATTAGGGTCATTTAACAGACCTGCTCGTAAGATGGATGCAGAAATGCGTCAACAAGCAGCAAGGATGTTAATGAGATGAGTAAGCAGACTTTTATTCATGTTGACGGCAAACTTGTTGAAAAATCAGAAGCAATGAAATCTCATTCTGTGAATATTATGAGGGATATTGAGCCTTATCAGAATATGAAAGATTTTGGTTGGATTCAATCACGTTCACAGCATAAAGAGTTTTTGCGTAAACATAACTTAATTGAAGTAGGGAATGAACAAAATCATATTTTTAAATGACAGATAATTCAGAACAGCTAGAAGAAAGCACTCAAGATTCTGCACCAACAAGTCCAGAGTCTACTAATGAGTCAGCATCCGAGACAGTTCGTGAGACTATAAACAGGGTGTTGGCAGGTCAAGAAATAGCAGAAACAGAGGAAGCCGAGCCATTACCAGAGCCACCAGAGCAAGAGCAACAAGAAGAAGAAACAGAAGAAACTGACGAAACAGAAGAAGTTGCTGCTAAAGATGACGAGGAAAAGGCTGAAGATGAGCCTTTGGAAGCGATAGCCCCACCTCAACATTGGCCAAATGATTTTAAAGAACAGTTTGAAAAGATGGATGCTACAGGTCAGCATTTATTTATGAAAAGATATAAAGACTTAGAGGGTGATTACACAAAGAAAACACAGTCACTAGCTAAGTACCGAAAAAGACAAGAAGCCTTTGACGAGATTATGAAACCACACATGGATGATTTCTCAAGGGCAGGAATGGATGAGGTTGGAGCAGTTAGACAACTACTCGCAGCCCACGATTATTTGCGTAAAGACCCTAAACAGGCGATCTTATGGTTAGCCAAGAATTATGGGGTAGATATGTCGGAAGTCGGAATAGACTCAACCGAAGAAGATGATTACGCAGACCCACAAGTGAAAGCATTGCAACAGCAGGTAGCCCAGTTACAAGGTTTTCTTCAAAATCAACAACAGACACAAATGCAAAGTGTTCAGCAAAACACACAGTCAATGATCGACCAATTTGCAGGTGAAAAAGATGCCAACGGCAACCCAAAACATCCACACTTTGATGAAGTCAGGGATAGAATGGGAGTTCTAATACAAGGCAATCAAGCACCAGACTTAGCAACAGCTTATGATATGGCTGTCTATGCAGACCCTAAATTAAGACAGAGTTTGATGGATAACTATGCTGAAACTAAGACACAGAAAAAGGTAAAAACCGAAGCTGTGGCAAAAGCTAAAAAAGCACAAAGATCAACTGTTAGGGGCAATGCTGCTCCTGCTGAAAAAGCACTTCCAACTGGTATGTCTGTAAGAGACACAATAATGAAATCAATTCAACAATTAGAAAATAATGAAAGGGTATAAATTATGGCAACCCCAAATTTATCGGAAATAATCACCACAACTCTTAGAAATCGATCTAAAAGTTTGGCTGATAACGTAACAAATCATAATGCTTTGTTAAGAAGATTAAGCGAGAATGGTAACATCTCTACTGTTACTGGTAGAGACATTGTAAGAGAACTAGAATATGCTTCAAACGGCACAGTTGGGTTCTATAGTGGCTATGAGACATTAGATGTTTCACCATCTGACGTTTTAACAAGTGCAACATTTTCATACAAACAAATGGCAGGAAATGTAACAATTTCTGGGCTTGAGCAGATACAAAACTCTGGAACAGAAGCTATCATTAACTTGCTTGAGTCAAGAATTGGTGTACTTGAAAAAACTATGTCAAACACACTTTCAACATCACTTTATTCAGATGGTACTGGATCAAGTGGTAAAGAGGTGGGTGGGCTTCAACTCATTGTCGCAGATGCAGGTTCAGGAACAGTAGGTGGAATTAATAGTTCTACTTATACATTCTGGCAAAATGCTCAAACTACAGCAACAAGTTCTGCTTTTAGTACAACTAATGTCCAAGCTGACATGAACAACATCTATTTAAGTTTAGTTCGTGGATCAGATAGCCCAGATTTAATTATGGCTGATACTAATTCCTATAAATCCTTTTTAGGATCATTACAGGCAATTCAGAGAGTTACATCTGACAGAGTGGCAACATCTGGTTTTACAAGTGTTCAGTATCTAAATAGTGACGTTATCTTTGATGATGCGTGTCCAACTAATAAGATGTATTTCCTGAATACAGACTATTTAAGATTGGAAGTCGCAGCTAACAGAAACTTTGTTCCTGGTGAAGCTAAGATGTCAGTTAATCAAGATGCAATGGTAACACCAATGTTCTGGTCAGGTAATTTAACCTGTAGTAACAGAGCCTTACAAGGTGTTATTCACGTTTAACTTTAACTAAATAGAAAGGAAAGTTGTTATGACAATAGCAGCAATATTGGGTATTGACGTTACAGCCCAAAGTACAACACCAGAATTTATACCTGGTCAATTAGGAGTTGTTACAGACTCTAATGGTACTAAAATTTATAAGTATCTTAAATATGATGATGCAAGTGCAGCCGTTGATGGTGTAGCAGGTGAGGTAGCCTATTACTACACGTTGGATGGCTATAAAAACCATGTTTGCACATCTGATTTAAGTGATTCAGTTGAGATAGGTGCAGGAGTTATCCAGGCAAATATTGCAACAGAAACTTATGGATGGTTTCAAATCAAGGGAGCAGCCACATTAACGATTGGTTTAACAGCAGGTGCAGATGGAGACCCATTAACACCAACTGGTTCAGCCGATGGTACATTAGACGTATCTTCAGCAGCAACAGACAATGTGTGTGCGATTGCAGGTGATATTTCAGACAAAGAAATTATCTGTGATTTCCCATTCTAAATAAAACTATAGAGGGCAGAGAAATCTGTCCTCTTATCAACTAATCTGGAGGGATTATTAATGTCAGTTACACCACAATTTTATGAACGTGAATTTAATGGTAAAATACGAGATTTTGTAAGAATTACTGTTAAGGGCATGAAAGATATATTTGAAGCACCTGTTAGACCAGAGGATTTATCTAGGTTTCCAGAAGAATGGGAAGCCTACAAGAAAACAAAAGGCACAAAGAAACAAGTTGGTACACCACTAAAAGATTTACCTGCTATGTCAGAGCCTAGACGTATTGAATTAGAATTGATTGGTATTGAGTCTGTAGAAGATTTAGCCAAAGCCGAGATTGATAAGTTGCGAAGTATTGGTGAGCCGTATGTTGAATTACAACGTATTGCAGAATTAACAGTAAATGCAAAGCCAAGTCCTAAAAAAGTACATAAACCATTAAATATAGGAATACCAGATGAGCCTATTAACAATATGCCAAAACGTAGCTGACTTTACAGGGTTTGAAAGAGAAACAACGATTATCTCTAACACTAGCCCTACAGCAAGACAGTTATTAGCTTTATGTCAACGTGAGGGTAAACAGTTAATGAGGGCTACTGCATGGCCTATATTATTAAAAGAGCATACGTTTTCTACTGCATCTGGCACACAATCTTATGCTTTGCCTACAGATTTTGACAGATTTGTTGGTGATACTGCATTTAACAGAACTGACCTTGATAAGTTTACAGGGCCATTAACACCACAGCAATATCAACTAGATAGGCATGGATCAGCTAGTGCAGGTATTACACAGAGGTTTAGGCTAAAGTCTAGTTCTAATGCGTTAAAGTTTGATATTACTCCAACACCTACGGCAACTGAAACTGTAGGATTTGAGTATGTCAGTTCTCATTGGAATCAAAAGACAGATGGTACATCACAGGCAGCTTTTACTGTTGATACTGATACAGGCATATTAGATGAATTATTGATAGAATTAGGTGTTACCTGGCGATTTAAACAGATGCACGGCTTGGACTATGCAGAGGACTTTAGGCAATACCAATTAGAGTTAAGACAGGCTGTATCACGTTCTGGTGGCTCACCTGTAATAAGCCTAGATGATGCAAGGAGATTAAGGGTAAGTCCATATAGTTATAACTTGCCTGATAGTGGCTATGGAAGTGTTTAATGCTACAACCTATACAAACGGCAAACAGATATAGAGTTAAATCTGTAAATATACCTGCACCTTTTGGTGGTCTGAACTCTAGGGATAGTTTAGATGCGATGGAACAGACAGATGCTATAGTTATGAGCAACTTCTTTCCTACTGTTGAAAAGATAACAACAAGAGAAGGTTTTTCTAGTTTTTGCACAGGCATAGGCACAGGAAACGTAGAAACTCTTATAGAGCATAACGCAGGTGCTAACAGACATTTAATGGCAATAGGGTCAAACGGCACTTTATATCGCATAGATACTGGGAGTGCTGTAAGCAAAAAAACAGGCTTATCAAATGGCAGGTTTCAAACAGTAGAATTTAATGGATTAACCATTTTTGTTAATGGAACAGATACACCCTTTAGTTATAATGGTAGCACAGCATCAAACCTTAGTATTACATTGTCAGATAGTGCAAGTGCATCAACACTAAAGGGTGTTACAGCATTTAAAAACAGGCTTTATTAT